GCCCAGTTATATATGAAAATGCTCCTACCCTCACCAAGGATGAACTTGAGGTTCTCCGTGGTGAGGTTCTCGTTCATTTAGAACGTAATCGGTTGGCAGCTGCTTTCCGACACAATTATCATATTTCAGATCGTGATGCTGAAATATTACAATCGTACTTTAAAGATCGGTACGTTTTTCAAAATGATGATAATAATGTGCAATTAAGATCTAGTGCACATCCTGTGCTTGCTATTCTCAATGAATACGCTAATTATGAAAGTGACCGCGATGCTCGTTTGATGATTAATCGTGGTCTTTCTGTCATGACTATTGGAGACAATGCCAATACTAAAATTGGTGCCAATCATAATTGTCTCAAAATTGACTCCGTTCGTGAAGCATGTCGTACTGTTGCTAACACATTGAGTCGAGAGCAACTTTCAGCACTCTGTGTTAAGGGTTTGAATTCTCGCACCGCCACACCTGCTTGTGTTGATGGTGCTGAAAACTGTGAATTTCCTGCACAAATTTGTTATTCTGTGCATTCGATGTACGACATTACACCACAACAACTTATTGAAATTTTTGACAAACATGGATTGATTAAGATGGTTATTTACATGTATATACCACTCTTTTTGTATTCAACACATTTAAAAAATGCTGATGAATTATCACATCGTTGTCACATACTTGGTGACGACGTTTTCTTTACACTCAACGACTCTTGTATTCCTTATCGACATAGTCTTAACAACTGGCGTTTTTGGGCTAATTTCACTTCAATTACTTCTGACACATTTCGCATAGTTCGTGAAACTAATCAAACTTTTGGCCCAATGCATATGATCACATTGACTCGTACTGGCAACTATGGTGGTTTTATTGATTTATGTGTTCCTATTGGTAATCTATCGAGCCAATTTTACTTGGTTCCAAGTATGCGAGAGAGCATATTTCGTAATTTTGCTGCTCCGCAATGCACACTTAAGCATTATCTTGTGCCTGTACATGTTGTCGACCAGTTGATGTCCTACACTGTGCGTCAAGCTGATGAAGCGTATAAATATACTGAATTAGCTACTGTTGCTTCTGGGCTTTTGCGATCTATTAAGATTGGCCCAGTAACTTATCATGATCGTTGGAATGTTTCACCTGGTGACTACCATGATATTACTTTATCAATATTTCTTCTTGGTGCCATACAGCGCACTGATCGTACTAAATCTATCAGTGAGACATTTAAACACTTACAAAATTGGTTTGGTGCTGAAGGCATCTCTATTGAATTTCGACAACTTTTTGTATCTATTTTGAACCACCTTCACTTATTTTCGGACAATAGGACTCACGAAAATTTTGTCAAGCGCGCTAATGATTACAAATCTGATTATTTATGGCAATACAAGATAGTTGTATTACGTGATATAATTTTGAAACTTGATGTTCACGTTAAATATGCAGCTGACGGTATGCCTTTTTTAACTCGTGATTGTAAATTACCTTTATCGGCTGACAAATTTATTCAGGATCGTGATGAGGTTCAATTGGACGTTGTCGTCCAACCAAACAAGTCAGAGATACCTATTAAAAAGAAGTCAATCGTTGACGTTCCACCAACACATTCTATTGTTGATTTGAATATGGATTCCATTTCTGAGAGTGGGGTCACTCTTAAATTTAATGTTGAACAACAAACTGATGAATTTGAACTTACTGAACTTCCTACTACATCAACTCGTAGTAACGATGACGCTGAATCTGAACAAGCTTTAAGAAATTTTATCGAGAAATACTATACTGATAATGACGAACGTGCTTATTTGTACAATCACACCACTCTTAGACAAGCTGGTCGTTTGCGCACTATCGTTCGACATCCAAACGAGCTTCGTAAGTACTTAGAAAGTGCTATTGAAGAACGTCGTGTCTATGAACGCCTTAATGGGATACTACAAAAGTATGAAAACGGTAATCGTCTTTATGAAACTATTATCAATGAACGCCCTTTTTCTGACGTGCAACTTGCTGTTCGCGATAAGGATAAACTTCGTGAACTCGTTAATGATGCTAGGGCTTCTTGGGAAGAGTATCAAGATGAACCCGTTCAGAATTCTCGAGTTGTATCTACTACTGATGAGCTTGCTATTTGCCCAGTTTGCAAGTGGTCATATGCTCACTTAAATAATGAGCGCCGTACTCAGCACGTTAATGAACACTTTGACAATCGCAAATCTCGATCTGTTCTAATTAGCCCAGTCCTCGTTGCTAGAGAAGGTGTACCTGTTCAGAATTTACTTCCGAAAACAAATCCGGCACAGGGTCAAGTCCCTGCTGGTTTTCTTACTGGCCATTGTCTCCTACAAGCTGTTTGGGACACTTTTCCTTCACATTTGAAACCGAAACAACGTGATATGTTACATGCTATGCGTGACACACTTGTTAATATGGTCAATTCAGACAAACAGTGTCCTTTTACATTGCTTGATGTTGAGAATTATATTAGTTACGGTGCTTGGGAAAACAATCCAGTTACCACCGTCATACCACAAATTTTGTGTGAAATGAACAATATTTCTATTAAAGTTATTAAGAAAAGTGGTGATGTTATACTTGAACCACACCGTAAAGATAAAACAACTAGACCCATCACTATTTATTTTAATAAGGGCCACTATACTTCCACTGATGAGGCTGGTGCTCGTGACAAGTACCCTACACTACTCCGTGCTATTCGTGAAAAACTTGGTGCTCCACAGATTATTGATTATTATCGACCAATTACATGGGATGATGAAAGACAACTTTGTCTTGAACCTGATATTGAAGTCGTATTGCATGGCGTTTACCGTTTGAGTGATTCTGACGGTACTACTCACCGTATTCACATTACTCGTGTCATGACTATCCAATCTGACACTAAAGAACATGTTATTTATTCACACTTCACTCGTACTGACTATTTAACTCAGTTAGTTCAGGAAATTATACAAACTCCAAAGCGTCAATGTTTATTGATCGAATTTGAACTCTGTGATAATATGCTTAAGATTTTTAGAAATATAATCGAATTATCTGCTGCTCCAGGTTATCTTTGTGAAGTTATTCACGATACTTTGTCTGTGACACACAAATCTAAGATCACTATGTGTCACTATACACCAGGGCTCACTATTAAAAATGATTTAAAAAAAGAATTACGTAATTCAATTTTTCAATACAAGCAGTATGAAGAACTCATTAATCGTTTTAAACAAAACGATTTTGATTTAATTATTTGCGATGCTGCTACACGCTTTGATTCTGAACGTGTTATCAATTCCATGGTTGACGTTATCACGAAAATTATTACACCTGGTGCTTCTTGTGTCATTAAAACTTTTGCCAATCCTGAAAAAGTGTGGGAATTTGCCACACATTTTAATACTGTTGACACTTGGCGTAACACTAATGACGACAATAATTCAGAAATATATTACATGCTTGGCCGTTACGATTCTAGCCAACAATTTTCGTCGTTTGAAGAGTTACGTGCTTTATATTTTCGTGACGAAACAATGCACTTAATACCAATTGAAGATTTGAAGGTGCCACAATTTGTTCGTGAATTGTATAAGGATAAAGCTTATCAAGCTGGCAAAGATGAGGCTTATCGTGGTTTACGTGCTTTTAATACATCTATTAGTGAAAAAAAAAAATATGTTTTTACAGTCCACTGTATAACTGGTGGACCTAGTGCTGCTAAAACTCAGCTCGCCATTGAGCGATATCCAAATGCACTATTTATATCACAAACTCGTCGACTCAAACAATCACATATTAATAAAGGTGCCATTTCTTACACTAAGCATGAGGCGATTGAAAAAATGGGTCAGTTTGACACCATTGTTTTTGACGAAGTTTCACAAGTTGAACTTGAATACATTTGCCTTGCACACTTCATTAATCAAGGTGCTACACTTGTTTGTGTTGGTGATGTTAAACAATCACCATTTGTGCGTTACGGTAACGTTAATTATACACCAATTACTAAATTTGGTATTACAAATAACTTGTTCACTTTATACAAAGTACCTGCTGATATATGTTCTGCTATTAATAGCAAATTTGGTACTCGCTACATCACACGTAGTTCCGTTAAAAACGGTTTTGTTCAATATAACGGTGAACTAAATAAACTTAAAGACCTAAACGCCCCTATTATATGTTTCAACGATTCTACCGCTAAAGAACTTAGAT